GATTACCGCGCAGTTGACTACCTATCGAACAGGCTATTCAGTCTTCGGTAGAATAGGAGGTAATAAAGTCCTCTTATTCTTAATCCAGAATTTCTGGATCAACTGCAGACTGCGTTTCCGTCTGATTCTTCTCTTCTCCTCAAAGTCTTTAGGAGAAAATGGATCAGGTTCCGTTAGGAAGGTTGTAAGTGTTTGGATTGGATCTGGTTCAAAAGAATCAGCTTCACCATCCACATACAATCCTCCGTAAATTCTCGCTGTTGTCTTGAGTAACTCCAGCTTATGCTGAAGATATTCTCGTAACAGTGGGATTTTAACGGTTTTCGATGGGTCTGGACGAGCAGAACTACCACCTAATTCTTGTAAAAGAATTTGGTTTTGGTTTAGCTTGTTGACTGTTTCATCCAAGATGAAACGATCCCAGAGATTCGATATCATTCGAACTCTGGAGATGTCCCACATAGGGGTGAACCTCGAAAGAGGTGCCCTATGAATACTGTGTGAAAGGCCCTTAAGAAAGGCCGGACACGTCAATAAAGCTTGGGCTGATTCAGAATTATGGTCTACGTTGTGTTTCCACAATATGACCAAACGTTCTGACCAGTCTAGTCCAGGATTACCATTCGAAGTGCTAATACGGTTGTTAAGTACTTCTAGAAATTCTATAAAACCCTCAACAGATTTTGTAGATTCTAAAAGGACTTTAGGAGGTATAGGGGAAATATCTATACCGTTACAAAAGTAACGTTTAGCTATTTCACCGATGTTTGCTTTACCTTTGGGTACAAGTGACTTTGAGTCACTGATCTGTACTCCTAGGATTTCAAGCATCTGCCTGTACATCCCCGCAGCTTTACCATCTTGCAATACCATATCATCTCCAATTATTGCATAAAAGGATTTAGGGTCACCCCCAGATCTTTCTATACAGTAATTGACGAGGACATGGTGAGATATGGAGAAGGCAGCCCATGAGGATAGCATCCCCATTGGTTGACCACATCCATATCTAATCTTTCTATCCTTATAGTGGAAATCTCTCTCCACTAGAAGCTTAGCCCAGTCTTCTATTAGATCTCCGAGAAGTGGAGTAAGTACCACCTTTTGGAACTCTAATGGAAATCTATCTGTTGCGGCCGTAAGGTCGAAACAGTATAGACTATGATGGGTTGTAATTACCCTAACCTGTTCAGCTAATGCTGGATGGGAGAAGGTACCATCATGAGGCATCGATTTGAGAACATTCATGAAATATTCATGAATGGGCTTAAGAGCACTCTGTGTCCAGATATCTGGAATACAGATTGCCCTGGTTTTCCCTCCGTCTTCACTTAACAAGTGAATTCTTCCGGAAACCGGTCGATATTTAAATGTAAATTTAAATTGAGTTAAGGATTCAGAATATATATCGTAGAATCTCTTTACAGATTCTTTGACATATGTCTTATCAACGACCTTAAAGACCGTTGGAAGAATTTCTAAATCATAGATAGATTTTGC